GGTTATCAATTTCTTTGGTATGTTATTAGGCACGGTCTCCAAATCCTTCTCTGAAGAGTTAATAGCTAATACAGGAATACCTAACTTTTCCTTAGCTAATGATGCTACCTGGTTACCCGTGTTACCAATACCAATAATTCCTACTTCCAACATAAATAAATCCCTCCTATTTCTGTTTAGTATGTTGATTATATAGTTTCTTGTGTACAAATAATATTTATTCTTACTTGTACTTAAAAATGATATATAACTTTTAAAGTAAAGCTATAAATATCATATGCACTAATTATAAGTACATATGATATTTATTTTTTATTAATCTATATCAGGTTCTTTTAATGAATAAAATACATTATCATCTTTTTCTAACACAATAATTTTTCTTCTACCACCTTCACCAACAGGGAAACTAATACCTTGAATAGTATTATCAGGTAATTCAAATAATAAATACAAATCATTATTATATTTTACTATAGTAAATATTCCCATATCTTTAATACTTACTTTAGTAATTTTATAATCATCATTCTTAATAAGTTGAGCCAATGATTGCTCATCTATCTTATAAGAAATACTATCCTGATATCCTATGTAATTCTTAATACTATCAATATTTAATTTAACTAATTCATTTCTTAAATCATAAATGAATTGAGGTCTATCTTCAAATATATTATCACCGATAATATTAACATCATCTATCGAGTTATAAATTTCTTTATTATCAGTAATAGAGTCTGGTTCTATATCAGTTACCTTTGATGTATACTTGATATCATCGTTAATATCGAATTGTAGTAATCCAGATTCATTATATTTATTAATAATACCCATCATAACACTTTCATCATGTCCAAACATTACTGACGCTGAATATACCAAGAATTGCAATATTTCTATATTATCAGTATTTAATGATTTATAAAATAGCCCAGTGGAAATAGCAGATGGTGTTATTGGCAATGGGGTTAAGAATAAATCATAGATATCTGTTAGTGTATTAAATATTACCATATTAATAGATTCATTATCTATTATTTTCTGTAATATAGTATAAACACGAATTTTATCTTTCAATATATAAAAATAGAATAACTTGAATAATTCGATATAATACTGCCTAGGAGTAAATCTATACATCAATTTGGGAATAACATGGTATATCAGTTTAAAACTATTAATAATATCTACTATATCCTCTAAAGTTTCTGATGGTTTATTAATAATATCCATTAATTTAGTATTATACGTAATAGCTTTTGATATTATAGCATCTGATTTTTCTTTAAGAGGTTTATACTCATCAGATATATTTAGTTTATCTTTAATCATTATAAGCCTAGTCTTAGTAGGTAATGATAAAGAATTAGTATTATTCATAATGAAGTTAATATCATATTCGTTTAACTTAAAAAAATTATAATCCATATAAATCTTCTTTCTTTAATATAAGCTACTTACAAAATTAGATAAATTGCAATGAGCTGAATAAGTTTTATCAATTTCATGATTCCAGAATTGTACATCGCCAGATTTTAAATCAATACAAAATACATTACCAAATGGATCTAATCCAAATGGTAATAAATTCTTAGGTATAAATCTTTTTAAATATCTAAATACATTATCATCATCATCCTTGTTAAATGATAAGACTGAACCAAATACTCTTTCTTGATTACTAATCATTATACGATGTTTTTCTGGAGTAGCTGCATTGTTATCTATAATAAATCTTTTAAATCCATTAGGTATTCTTATATCATATTCTTCTTCTATATCATTAAATACATTTTTATCTTTTAGATTAATTTTATACTTACCAATCATTCTTTTCATCATCCTTATATTTATATATGTATACATATGTAGGCTCTTTGTATATAGAATTATCTACCATCGCATCAACAATATCACCAATTGGTCTAAATGCAGTTGATAATAATAGTAATATACCATTTACTATTGATTTTAATAAATTCAATAATGTAAATGGCTCATTTTCTTTATTATCTTTATAACCTTTATATTCATCAAGATCCATCTCGTGAATATATGCCTCTAGTTGTTCCATAGATGATTTAATTCCATCTAATAATCCTTTACCCTGAACTTCACTTACAGTCTTAACTATGCCCTTTGTCATTCTGGGAATATTTATAACCAATGCCATAATAGCAAGAGTTTTTACATAATCTACAACAAATTTAAACCCGTAACTATTTTTAATATTTTTAAATTTGGTTTTTAATGTATTAACCAATCCTTTAAGACCCTTATTTATTTCGGGAACTTTCTCCCAAACTTCATACTTTTTAGGTTTCATTCCTATTAATTTTAATATTTTATCTTTAATTGCTTTAAAGAATTTTTTAAACCAATCTAATATTTTCTTTATTATACCAACTTTCTTCTTTTCTACTTTCTCTTCTTCTTCCATATAATAATGCATATCATTAGTATTTTCTGTATAACACGCATATACATAATCATTTTTAAGAGAAGATTGAAGTAGTGATGCTGATTTATAATCAGTAATCAATTTATTATATTCATTTTCCATAAATACTTCAAATTTATTATCATTCATATGTATCACCTTCAGTATATATTTTATTTAAATCATCTATTGTCAAGGTATCTGTATTTTCAACTAGATGAATATAAGTACCTTTATTATTTATTTTATTATCTTTAGCCATTGATAGATATTTTAAGAAATCTTCATTCTTCTTATTTACTATCTTGATATAATTAGTTTCATTATTCATCATTATATCATCTTTGGCTTGTTCTTTTACTTTATCCACATCTTGAATTTTATGATGCATATTTGGATTATCTCCACCATCTTTTATCTCTATCTCCAAATTAAGAGATGGGATATAAAAATCAGGAATATAAAAATGCTTCTTCCCATTATATTCATACCAGTATGTATGAGGAGATGGAGCCATTAAATCATCTGCATCAAAATTCATTACTCTATCTAAAAACTCTAAGAATGATTTCTCATAACTTCCAGTATAAGTAAATTCATGTACATGATCTCTCCATAAATACTTACCACTAATTTTTCTATTAGCAAGCATTTTCTTTTGTTGTTCTGGGTCATCAAGTAATGTAGTTTTACCATACTTACCAATCATTCTCTTTTTAAAGATTTCCCTGTATCTTTCTTTACATTTAGGATTATCACAAAATCTATTATATTTATGAGTTATTTTATTCCACGATGTATTATTCTTACATATGATACAATTACCGTGATCTTTACCAGTTCTTAAATAATAAGCAAATTGATCTGGGGTCATATTTTTTGGAATTGATTCAAAATGTTTTTTCTCTAAATGAGAAGCATAATCATCAGGATCATAACAAAAATAATCACAGAATTTGCAATAAATTCTTCTTTTAGAACTCATTGATATTAATCCTTTCTAAGTATTAAAATAAAGTTAGATACATTTTTAGTATGTATCATTATAACATCAAAAAAAAAACGATATAATAATCAAACAATTGAAAGGATTATTTATGGATTATATATTTGAGTCTTTAATTAATAGATATGATGAATTGGTAATACAAGAATATTGCTATGGAGAATCATATTATACAGAAGAAGCTAAAATGGGATTATTACAGAAAATTGGAAAGTTTATCTCTAATTTATGTGTCAAAATAATGAATAAAATAAAAGAGATAATTAATAAGATTACTGGAAAAGAAATATATGTTAAAGCTCCAAAAGATATGGATAAGAAAGTAAAAGAAGTTGATGGTTGGTTAAGTTCGTTTGCGAAATTAGTAGCTGCTATTAAAAATGGCGTTGTTGGTGCCATAAAGCAGTTATTAGGATTGATGAAGAATCACCCTATAGTAACTGGAGCAATTCTCGCTACTGGTGGATATATAATGGTTAGGTCTGGTCAATATGATAAATGGTGTAAGAAATTTGGTTCTATAACTCAAAGAATTAAAGACGGAGTGGCTGTTATCATGGGTAAAAAAGAATTCGTTGAAAAAGGTGAATATGAAGCTGCTGTAGAAGCATCAACTAATGCAAAAGCTGCACTAGTAAATACTCAGAAACTACTAGATGAATGTAAACTTGACAATCATAACAAAGAGGTGATAATACAAGTAGGAGATGAAGAAATAAAAAGTCTGAATAATAAAATAGATAAAGCCAACGATAGATTACAAAATGTGCATAATAGATATAATAAAGTTGCTAAAATTGCTAGAAATAGTAGGGTAAACAATAGAAAACTTAAAGAAACTATTAAAGATCAAAATTACGCACTAGACGTATCTAAAAAATCAATAATGTATATGCAGGATAAATATGATGAAGATATGGATAGAGTTAATAAAGATTTTGAAAATAATCTAAGAATTAAATATTCTACAATATTTAATCAAGGATTAGCTATACGACGCGACGATGAACCGGGATTTAGAGAATTTAGTAAACTTGATGAAACTAGAGATCTTATAGATGAGTTTAAAGAAAAAATTCAAAAAAGTAATAGTGTATCAAGTGCTAATAATGCATTAAGATATATTGACAGGGAATTTAAAAAATGGAAATCAAATAAAAAATAAATATAATTAAGTTTATTTATTATACAAATAATGGTATAGGTTAGATATCTAACCTATACCATTATACTACTTTTATTATTTAATAATAAAATGAATAATCATCATCATCAAAATAATCATAAACAGACTCTTCTAGTGGAAGATTATTCTTTTTAAAATATTTTTCCATTCTCTTCTTCTCTCTTGATATACTTCCATCCAACATCTTATCACCAATTTTATTCTTTAATGCACCAGCAGCTTTTCCTACTTTGGAATTGGCAAGTATTTTTGCAATATTACTAATTACAGTACTAATAGCTTGTGCAATCATCTGAAGACTGTTTAATGATTTCTGAGCATCGTCAATTGTATTTTCATCGTTTACATTTCTCAATTCGGATTCAGCACCATCTACAGTATCTTCGATCTCTTTACCCATATCATCAGTACGCTTAAGTAATTTAGCTAGATCTTTTCGATGCATAATAATTACAGCACCAGCAGCAAATGTTATCTCTGGAAGAACTGCTTTAAGTAAATCTGCAAGACCTCCTCCAAAATTACCACTTTTAATTTTAACTAGAGCCATCTTAATTGATTTAACATGCTTTTCGAGAGCATCTACTACTTTAGGTGCATTTGCAGGAACTTCAAACTCATCGTCATCATCACCTTTGTGAAATATCCCAGATATTTTTTCTTTGATAGCTGTGAAAAGTTTAGCAAACCACTCGAATATTTTTTTGATAATACCCTTCTTTTTCCCTACAGACTCTTCACTAGCTTCCTGATACATATATGTCATATCATTTGTATCATAACCCTCAAGGTATACTTTAGTTTCTATATCTTTATATATCTGATTAGATTTAAGAGAAGTCATTTCATACATAGTAGCAAGCTTATTCATCTGATTTTCCATACTAGCATCAAATACAGCAAGCTTTCTCTCAATTCCTCTTAAATGTGAATTATACATATCCATTATATATAATATCCTTTCATTTCTATTTTATTTAATAATCTGTTAAATTATCCTATTATTTAAAAGTCGCCTTCAAAGTCTTCTAAAGTATCATAATCATCATCCTCAAAATCATCATCATCAACCTTAACTGAATAGCCGCCAAATTTATCCAGTATACTATTTATTTTTTTAGCAGCTGGTGTATTAGGGTTAGTTTCTGCATACTTGTGTGAAACGCCAACGACAACACTTGTTATTGCTATTACTATGGCTATTATTTTAGCAATTTTTAAAATGACCTTTCTATATCGTGATAATATACTAGTAACTTTATTTAATATTTTTATTCCTAATCCCTTTAACCCTCGCTGTTTCGCTTGATCCACAGTTCTATTCGTATTAGCCTCAGTTTTATCAATATTTTTTTCCAAATCTGAACTAATATCGTTCATGTCATCTATTAGTTTATCTCTATCAGATACAGTGATAATAACTACAGTATTATCGTTAGAACCATAATTTTCATTATTTTCAACTGATGGTGGTACTGGTATATTCTCAATAGTATCTGCAGCACGTTCTATATTTCCAGAAGATAGTTCTTTCATTGGAGATTTGGTCTTTTGATAATAGTCTTTAATTTCTTTTATATCGTCTAAAACTTCTTTTGATATTTCTACTTTCTGTTTTTTATCTGCTCTATTTTTAAAAAAAGACTTTACTTTGTCTTTAATAGATTTAAAAACTTTTTTAAACCAATCAATGATTCTCTTTATAATACTTTTTTTCTTGGCTATTTCTTCATCAGCGATTTTATCATTCTCTGGATTATCAACATTAGGATTTACTTCTTGGTCTGATATAGATTTATTTTTTCTATTTTTCCATGCTTCTATTTTACCTTTGAAGGGATTCTTTATAGATATCCCTTCAATAAACATTTTTGTTTCATTATCTTCATACATCTGATTATATTGAATATCCACCATTTCATACATAGCAGATAGATTATTATAATCATTTTCCATTAACTTAATAGCTTTATTTATATTTAATAAATTTCTCATATATATATATATATCCTTTATTAATTAATAAAAATCTGAATAATCTGATTCATAATAGTCGTCATACTCATCATCCCAGAATCCAAATACAGATTCTCCGATAGGCTTTCTAACAGTACTTAACCATGATGTTTTACTATTATTCGGTGCATTTTTAAGTTTATTATTGAAATCGTCTATCTGTTTTTGTGTTATCTTTCCAGTACTAAGTAGATATTTCCAGAATAGATCAGGATTTTTAATTCGTCCATTACTCTTTAATCCATTCATTTCAAGATCGTCAGGTGTCATACTTTGCCATGGATATTTACCTTTTTTTGGAGTACCACCTTCGCCTTTACCAGTATCTCCAGTACCACC